AGACCATTTGCGGCGGTTGCCTGTGCCCATTTCTTTGAATAGTTGGGTCAGGTCGAGCTGGGCGAGAAGCCCGGGGAGGTTCAGTCTTTTCATGAGTAGTAGTGCCAGACGACGTCGTCCGCTTTGTTGGGATCATTGTCGACGTGAATGAATGTTGAGCCGATGCCGATTCGGTCGAACCCGACGGACATGAGCGCGCGCAGAATGTGGAACCGCTCGCGGCTCTCGGTGCAGTGGATGTCGGCAGCGTAGCCGCGCAGGTGCGAGCTGTTGGATACACCGCCGACGGCTTGGTTACGCTTAACCGTGCGGTATCCGCTATTGACGATGAATGGGACGCCTGCGCGCTCGCGGGCTTCGTCGAGCATTTCTAAGAAGTCGCGCTGCATGTTTGAGCCGCTGCCCGGTGAATCGGGTGAATCGAACTCATCGAGGGTAAAGTGTCGGAGTTTCATGATTTGGGTTTGATGGAGTTTGTGGCGATGAGCTCTTCGCGGAGCGTGGCGATGGCTTTGGTGATGCCCTCGTGGCGTTCGCTTTGTCGCTCTTCCATGTCCTCAAGCCGTTTACAGACGGTGTCTTCGGCTTTCTCCAGCGAGGTCACCCGCTGCTCCATTGAGGCCATGAACTTGGTGATGGTCGTGCCCCATTTCCACAGGGCAACCGCGATGGGCAGGGCGACACTGCCCGCGCCGATGATTAAGTCCCAATTCATGCTGCAAGTTAATCGAACTCCACGTAGGTGATGAGCACGTTGACCGCCTCATTCGTGTTCACGCTGAGCTTGTGGGTGGGTTGCATGCCGATTGGTGTGGCAAATGGGCGCCAGGTGTCGCCCGACGCCATTGAGGTCTCGGTCGCGATTTGCGCGTCGTCAACCCGGTCGTCGTAAAGCACGCTCACCGTAGTGCTTGCGGTTTTGGCGTAAATCATCACATCGCGAACGATGCACCCGCCCGTCGGCGAAGTAAAAAAGTCCACGTCGGAGCCCGTGGTTGCCACGGCCAGTACGTCAGTTTTGTAGGAGTTTTGTAGGAGTTAGCCATTAAGGAAGATTGAAAGCGCGAGCGAGCTGTCGGGATCGCCGCTGGTTTGGTCTGTTGGCGTGCCTTCGCCAATACTGCCGCTGCCTTGGTTTGGGAAGATGTTTTTTGCGGCTTCCGCCTCGGTCGTTGTGCCAGTGTTGTCCCATGCAATCAGAAACAAATCGACGTCCGTGCGGCGTTCGTTCGCAATAAACTTAACGCGCTTGGCTGCGTAATAATCCGAGCCGCTTGCAAGCAAGTTGCCGGGGTGCATTGTGTCGCCGTATAGCGTGCCGAGCGCGCCCTCGGTGACACCGTTGTACAATCCCGCGACCTCCTGAACGCCGAGCCGATGCAGCGCGAGCGTCGCCGACGGATTGGCAAGCGATCGCCAGCTATTGGAGTCGATGACGTTGCCGCCGTCGTTTACCCGGATGCGTCCGATGCTTTCGCCTGCGGTTACATCGCCGATGTACACAGCAGGCTGGTCGAGAATGTCGCGGCCTTTAGTGTTTGATGCTTTGTAGGTCAGCACGTCGCCGTTGTCGTCGCCCACCTTGTACGCGCCGAAATCGTAGATTTTGCAGGTGAAGGTTGTCTCCGTCGTGACGTTGGTGAGAGCTCCGGTTGCACTTACGTCGCTTAATGTCACAGACACATCAAGCCCGTCCAAATCTTCGGGCAGGTCAGGGGCAACTACGGCGATTTCCTGCGCGATTTCAGACCAGCCTGCCGCCCCTGCGTTGCGGTCGAACCTTGGCAGTAGGATGTCGTAGGTACTCGCGGTGCTTTCCCATGACACCGCGCCCGCGACGCCAGGGGTATATTCGAGAACGTCGCCCGGCTGCATTTGGAAATCGTAGGCTGTACCGCTGAACGTGTAATTACGCTTGAGGTACTTGCCGCCCACCTTGAACGTAACCCGTACCAGTGCACGACCGAGGCGCGCGCTGCCCGTGCTCGTGCCGTCTGCCGCGTAAGTTTGGCGGATGGTTCCGCCGAACTTGAGCACCTCGTCCTCGTAGTAGGTCTGACCCGTGTCGCTGATTGTTCCTTCGGCGATGACGTTGTGGATGTTATCATAGACAATTGCAGCGTTTCCGTAAAAATAGCGTTCTCGTCTGACCTCCTTGTATGGGCGATCGAAGGTGAATTGCCACCCCGTGAGCTTGTGCATGGAGCTACTCAACGCCACGTCGAGCGTAAAATCGGTAACTGGCGTGCCCGCCGTCCCGTCGTAATTGATGACGTTGTAGGGTATGGAGGTCTGCGTGTCGACAAGCCTACCTATTGGGATAAAGCGATAAACTCCCGCCGCAAACATCAGCCGCGCGTTGTAGGTGACGCAAATGCTTTCAAGCAACTCGCGGCACGTCAACGGGCGCGTGATACCATCGCCCTCCGGGATGTACAGCGTGTTGCTTTGGATGTAGTGCAGCGCCATTGAGCTGCCAGTGGTTTGGTCGCTGCTGAAAAAGTCATCGGAGTAACGCAGGAACGCGTCCGACGCGCTGAAAAATTCCTCAACGTGCCGAGCTTTAAGTAGCGCGCGATGCACGTGGCCGATGGTTGTGACGTTGTCCGCGTACGCAGTGCCGTCGTTGTCGTAATCCACTTCCGTCATTAGCCCGAGCTCGTCGCCTGCGGTCACGGTAATCGGGTAAGGGAAGTAGTCGTCATCGAGCTCGATGAGGTCGGTTAGAATAGTACCGCACCACCACAAGGTCGGCGTGCCACCGTTCACCGTGTAGATGCCAAGCGCAAAACGACCTTCGTCCTGCGACGCGAGCAAGGTGTGCAGTGATTGATCGCCCGCCTCATTAATGAGAAAATGCGCCTGCACGCTGCTCGCGATAATGGGCGCGTGCTTATCCTCACCGCCGTTCCATTCAATCGTAAAGCCTGGCGATTGCATCGGGATGGTTTCCACCGCCCCGCTGAACGTGTTCCATATCTTGCCCGCGCGCGTTGCGTGCGGTCGTTTGAAAGCAATAAGTCGCGCCCGCTGATGCGCCCCGTTACGGTGACGTGCTGCCCGCCCATTATCGACTGCAACTTGTCAAGCGGGGCGATTACTTCTGGGTTAGATGCCGCGCCGCTGTATTCACCCATAAGGCCGAGCGTGGGGCCGCTGACGATACCGCCCGCAGCAAACGCAGGTATATCATTGAATAAGCCTTGAACGAGCCCGATGCCGCCCGCTACGAGCGCGGGAATAATCACGGGCGCGGCGGGGCCGCTAAACTTCCCGCTGCTAATCATCGCCTCAATGATCGAAGCTTGCGCTACTGCGAGGGCTTGGTTAATCATCCCGCGCGCCGCGTTCCGCATTGCTTCCTCGCCGTCCTGCGCGCCCTTGGCCATCTGCCCGAACGCGTGGCCCATTGAATTACCGAACTGCTCGGCGACGGGTTGCAGCCCCGTCATTAGCCCGCTCATCATATCCTTGAACATCTTGGCCCGCTGCTCGATGCGCTGGAACTTCTCGAACGCTACTTCGTCAATGGTGAAGTCGCTTTCAAAGTCGTCCACCGCGTCGGGGATGTTCTCAAGGCCCGTAAGCGTGTCGGGCAGTTCGCGCCCGCCGTCCTGCTTGGTCGGCGTCATGATGTCCTCACGCATCAGCGCGCGGAAGTCCTGCAACCAACCGAACTGCTTGGCCTGCTCCCGTGCCGCTGCAAGGGCTGCGTCTTGCGCCGTGGCGTAATCGGTGGCGGCGTCTGCTGCGGCGCGGGCATTACGCGCTTTCGCTTCCTCGGCCTGTCCTAGCCCCTCCTGAATGAACGCTTCACGCTTGAACCCGTCGAGCTTGGCCTGCTCGTTTTTCAGCACCTCCTCCTGACGTGCAAGGGTCTGCGAGTGGATGCGGCGGTCGGTGGCGTCGCCCATGTTCGCAGCAGCGCGCAATGCCTTCACCGCTTCGAGCTGCTTTTTGACGGCCTCCTCTTGCTCCTTGATGCGCTCGGCGGCATACCGTGCGGCCTCCTCGCGCTCCATGCCGTTCAGCTCGGCGCGCAGGTTAGCCACCTGCCTGTCGGCATCGGTGGATGCGTCGTAAAGCCCGTACATGGCAACGCCGACAGCAGCGACCGCCACCGCAATCAACCCCCACGGGCTTGCGGCCAGTGTGCCGTTCATGATTTTCACCGCGCTCGTCACGAGCTTGATGCCGCGAGCGAACTGCGGCAGGACAAACAGCAGCGGCCCAATCGCCGACGCCGCAAGCCCAATCACGACCGCCATGCGCTTCGTGTGCTCGCTCGCCCCCTGCATCCGCTCAATGATTTCACGGAGCTTGTTTACAAGCGGCGTAATAATCGGCATCAGCGTCTGCCCGATGACCTCTTGCAGGTCGCCGAACGCGTTGGCGAGTTGGGTGATGCCGCCGTCGGCCTTGGCTGCTGCTTCCGCCGAGCCGCCGTACTGCTTGTTCAATTCGTCGAGGATAAGCGTTTGCGCCTCGGCTAACCGTCCGCTTTCTGCGAGTGCTTTGATGACCTCCTTCTGCTCCTCACTGAACTGGATGCCCGATCGAGACAGCGCGCTCAGGTTGGCCACGGGGTCGTTGAGCGCCTTGCCTAACTGAATGGACGCGCCTTTAAGGTCTCCGTCCAAACGCGTCGCAAGGTCGAGCGCGGCCTGCTGCGTCCGGGCGAACTGCTCGCCGCTGATGTTGGTGAACGTCAGGAGCTGCGCGGTGGCGTCCTTCAGGATTTGCTCGTCACCGAATAGCGTGGTTTTTTGCAGGTCGCTCGCCATCTTTTGGAGCTGCTGCGATGTGTAACCCACCTGCCCGCCCGTGGAGCGAAGGCCCGCCTCAACTTGCGCGATGGCTTTGGCTTGGATCTGGAACGCGCGCACCGAGGTCGCCCCCATAATGGCGAGCGGGGCCGTGACGCGCATGCTGATTTGTTGGCCGAGGCGCTGAGTGCTGCGGCCAAAGTTTTGCAAGTTCCGCATCGACTTGCCCAGGGCTTTGTCGAAGGATGCGGTCTTCGCGCCAATCGTTACAACGAGGTCACCTAAACGAGCCATCCGTCTCTATTTTCAATCCGAGCGCGGAGCTCGTCTTTGGTTAAAATTCTGCCCTTATCAGGACGCTCCCACGGGAAGATACCGAGGTCTTGTGGCTGCAATTTACTGCCCTTCTTGACATGGGGCGACAACATCCTAACCGCAAGCCACCGGGTGCGCTCCCACTCCTGCCGCTGCACCGCGTTGTGAGCGTCGTAGTATCCCGTGATGGCCATGCGAAACTCAGGCATTGTAAGCTCCCAAAAATGCGACGGGGCCAGACCCAAACGGCCCAGCCCCACCTGCATAATGTCGGCCCATGTCGGTAGCGTGTTGCTTCCGTCTATGCTTTTTTTTCGCCAATGATTTCCGCGCTCAAGATGTCGAATGCGCGCACCACGTCGGCGAGGGTCAGGATGTCCGCGAGCTCGCCCGCCTTCATCTCAAACGCATCGCCCGCAGCCTTTGCGCCTGCTTGAAGTCCGCAGTAGATCAGGTAACAGGCCGCATCGCTTCCGAGCTTCGACGGGTCGCTCAACGCCAGCGCATTGATTTTCGTCTGCTTCTCAAACTTGGCAAGCGCCCCGAGCGTAAAGCGGACGGGGTAATCCTTGCCTGCGATTTCGATGGTATCAACCATTAGACCGCAACTGTGTCAGCGATGACGCCCGTGAGCTGGAAGGATGCCGAGTAGGTCGCCGTGTCCTCGGTTGAACCGCTCAATTCCAAGCTCGTCAAGATGCCCGATGCGCCGAGCGAAATTTCGCCCGCTGCTTCGTTGGCCTTTGCCCACTTGAGCGTCAAAGTGGTGCGGTTCTCGTACGCACCCCACAAATCCGTGACGTCTTTGTTTGAAGCGTCGAGCATGTCGATCAGGCCGTCGCACTGCATCGTGCCGCCGCGCTTGCCCGCGAGGAATTCCGACCATCCCGCCGAATCGTTCGTCGTGATTTCGATGGTGTCGAGTGAGAGGGAAACGCTGACGGATTGAGCCGCCGCGATGAGCGTGCCGTCGATGTAGACGCCGAGCTCTGTTCCGTTGAAAATTGCCATTAGTTCTTAGGTTTGCGTGGTTTGCGGGTTGGCCGTGGGCGGGGTTCGGTGACCCCTTCCTCGGTTTTGGTTTCGGGTTCATCGGCGGGCACGGTGGTCGGCGCTTCGGCGGGCTGTTCGTCGCCCTGCACGTGGCCGCTTGCGATCAACCTTGTGCGCAGTTCGCTGGTGATGCTTGGCTCGCTACCCACGTCCCAATGCTTGCCTCCGATGGTGATGGGCTTAATGATTGTGACCTTCATGCCGTGCAAGTTACGCAAGTTGGTTAATTCGCGTTTTCGTAATCATTGATGACCACGTGCCCGCCGTGGACAATCAGGAGGATAAGGAAGCCAAACATAGCAGCACGTCTTTAATGTTGGCGACCCCGTCTCCGTTGAGGTCGTAAATCGGGTTCCACGGCGGCGGCATGCCCGGCCCGTTCATCATGTTGATGT